TAATTAGACCCATCTTTTCTTCAAAGCGATCGATGAGCTCTACGTCTTTAATGTTATAGTCGATAAACTTTTGGTGGTCTTCTTTATATAAAGTGTATAGCGAACCGTATTCTGAGTAGTCGACTTTACGTTCCCCAAGAACTACGTGGGCAATATGATCAAGCTTATAGGATTCTTGAGCACCGTACGAATAGCCAAACTTTTGGAATAGATCAAGGTAATCCATCTGCTGAACGCCAGATATATCGTAGGTGTCCATCTGCTTACCTTTGATAGCGATCTGCTTATATTGGACTAATCCCCAAGGGCTTAGTTGCTTAGCAGTATCCTCACCAAAGACTCGACCAATACGATTAACAATGTAAGGTATATCGAATAGCCTGGAATTCCAACCTGTTACTACGTCTGGGCAGTTTTCTTCGCGAGACCACCAATTAAGGTAGTTAGTTAGTAGTTCACGTTCTGAAGCACATTCTGTATAACTAATCTTAATCTTATCACCGTGCTCTGATTCAGAGACAGAATATTTACCTAAACCCCATACGTGGTATATGTTGTCTACGTTATTCTTTACGCAAATAGCATTAATTGGCTTTAAGGCATCTTCCGGATAGGGGAAGCCGTCGTCTGACTCTACCTCTATATCGATAGAGCAAACGTTTATAAAGGCGCGATTGAATACCAATTCATCGGGAAAGGTCTCAGTAATATATTGGTGAATATAGTTTTGTGTACCATATACCTTAAAGTCAGAGACGTCTTTATATCGGTCTGAAAACTCTTTAGCGTCACGCATAGAGTCGAAAACCATAGGAGCCACATCGCGACCGTCTATGGACTTCCAGCCAAGTTCTTTATTTGATGGGATGTAAAGCGTAGGCTTAAACTTTACTTTCTTTTGGACACGACGTCCAGAATCATTATAGCCACGATACAGGAGAGAATTCCCGTACCGTGCAACTGAGGTGTAAAAGCTCAAAGTGTATCTCCATTCTTAATAATATATACTATTATACCACAATTCTAAGGAGATGTAAACTATAATAATATCTTTTTCTCGGGGGCAATAATAGTTTGATTAATCGATCGGAACTGTTCCTCAAGGCCTGATACGGGGTTTGTTACAAAGCCGATCATTGAATCTTTAATAAAAGTAGTTTCTTCCTCTATTGTAGTATAGGGCATCATACCCATAATACCAACTCCCTTTTCTGTTGGAACTAGCATACCAGGCTTTTCTATTGACCAACCTCCATCAACTTCTTTTCCAAAACAGATTACTTCTTCGCCTGAAAACAATCGTATAACTTTCACATCATTCATTTTTTATTTCTCTCTAGGTTTAGTATATATTGGGCAGTACTTATTACCCACGGGTCTCTTAGTCGTAAATCGTACCCGGTAGCGCCATCCCAATCCTTGAATTCCTTATCAAACCGATCGGAGTATGCGTCTGGGTTTTCTTTCATTAGTTTTACTAATTCTTTACTCCATGTGTCAAATGTATCATCAGCAATAATATTATCATCTAGCACATAATATATACACGAGTGAATTAGTATCTGCAAACGCCTTCTCTTAATCTTTTCTGCAATTGATCCTTGCGGATGATTGGGAAAGCGATACCGGGGTTTTTTGCTCATAATATATTAACTCTCAGTTAGTAACTCCGCTGCTGCAGAGTTCGCAAGACTTACGTAGGTATCAATGGGGATTTTCTTAGGCTTCTTTTCTTCAGGTATTACCCTGATTAAATCTACCGTCAGAATACCGTCTTGATATCCAGCTTGCTTTACTTCTATATATTCAGCTAAATTAAAGCTTCGACGAAACTGCTTATTCGATATACCTTTGTGGATATAGTCTGGCTGATTGTCTAGGCTACTCACAGTTTTTTGTGAGTCTGAAGATATAGTTAATACCCCATTAGCTACTTGGATATCAATATCACTGGAACTAAATCCCGCTACTGCAAGCTCGATTGAAAATTCATCTTCGCTTTTACGAATTAAGTTGTGGGGTGGATATGTATCTTTATAGTTACCGGATCTTTCGAGTTGGTTAATTAATCGATCGAATCCGATAAAAGATGGTCCCATTGTGGGAAAGTGCTGTAGTGTCATGTGAATGACCTCCTATTCTATAGCAAGGTTAGTAGTATAATGAGACCGGACCATTCCGCATCTCATTACTTATTTATACCGGGATTAACTGTTCCCGATATTATATTTGGGACAAAGTTCCCAATTCGCTTTATCTTGGTGAGATATAACTTTAATCTGTCTTAGAGGTGCGACTTGTAGTTTCTCAGAGCTTACCATACTAACTAAACCCCAATCTGATAGAAGCGTAGCAATGGTATTACGGCGTTCGATATCGTTTACCGTTAGGTTAGACGGCTTAGCGTCAAGAAGAAATAGTTCCTTAAAGTGCGTAATAAAGTATCTACCTTGCTTGTGTAGTATATGACAAGATTGATACAATTTGCGATCTTTACGAGATGCTACACCAATACGGGTTAGTGTCTCACGTACCTTTAGGAAATCATCTGGTTCGTTCAGTGTTACTTCAAGCATTGATCCTGGTGTCCAGTCATCAACAACTTCACTAATATTATTATTTTCCACCTTTGTATAGCCTCTGCTTCAATTCATTAATTTGCATATCAGATAATAGATAAAGAACTTGGCGAGCCTTTTCATTACTATAGCCATAATATTCTTTTACTACTTCCACCGAACCCGGATCAGACTTTTTTAACCATTTAGAAAATCTTTTTCTAGGTCTGATACTATTTATAAGAAAATGATATTGAAGCTTGTTATCAAGGTGGTGATAGCGGTTCATCTCATTAGCATATAAAACGGTGTCGTTAAAGTAGGATAGCCCACGATTAATCATGTAAGGGCTATAGCCTTTCTCAGATGCATCATCTACCATTATATCTTTCTTGGTAGAGTTAATGCTGTTAAGGTAGTCAAAGGGATTCATTATGAGAACTCCACGCTGGCCATTAGTTCTACCATGCAGGCAACGATATTAAGCTCGTGATCTGCAACGAAAGCATTCTTATATTGGTAGTCAGCAAGGATAAGAACGGTTTGTGGTATAGAAGAGGGACTAACGTAAGCATTAAGGTTATCATATATCTGGCGAAAGATAGCTGCAGGCTCTGTATCGATATTGTCCACTACCCACTTACGCATACCCTTGAAATCTTTTGACTTAAAGTAAGATATAAGAACTTTAACATTGTCTTCGGTTAGGTTAACAAGTAAGCCTGAGTCGATCGTACCAGATACAGAATAGCGTTGCAGTTCGTTCAAGACCCTGCGGAAGTCTGGGAAGTATTTCTCTACAAGTGTTGCAACAACTTTTTGGTCAAACGTAACATTTTCTTTTTTTAGGATATCGATAACCCGACCAAAGAAGCCAGCAGCAATAGCAGGCTTTTCTCCGTTAGGAATAGAGAATTCGTAGACAGAGCATCGAGAGTGGAGAGGCTCAATAATTCGATTCTTGAAGTTGCAGGTTAGAATGAAACGACAATTATTAGAAAACTCTTCGATGAACCCACGGAGAGCGGGTTGCGTAGATTGCGGATTAAGGTAGTCTGCTTCGTCGAGGATAACAACTTTGTAGCCTCCTTGAAGAGAGACTGTAGAAGCAAAGTGCTTAATCTTGTTTCGGAGTGTATCGATGTTACCCTCCTCTGAACCGTTAACGACAATATAGTCTAGGTCCAGTTCTTTACACAGAGCTTTAGCAACTGTGGTCTTACCAACGCCTGCAGTACCAGTGAATAGCATATTAGGCAATTCCCCAGTAGAGACTAGGGTGTTGAATGTGCTCTTAAGCCCATCTGGGAGAACACATTCAGACACCTTAGACGGTCTGTACTTTTCACACCATAGAAAATCTTTACTCATAACGAACTCCATAACAAAGGTATATTATATCACATTTTAACAAGAAAGTAAAAGACTATGTGGTAGTAGTAACTGATTCGTAGAGTTCCTCCATTTCTTCTACTTCGCTCTGGAACTGGGCAAAGGTTTGCTTATGGTACATAACAGCAAGCTTATTAATATACTTTTTATCAATACCTACCTCATCAGAAAGATCACCCACAATATTTTTTTGTAGATCTTTTTCTGCTTCAGCACGAGTTGCTGAGTTAGACCATTCCTTAATAGCATTTAGAATCTTGGTACGATCCGCTGGATTATTCACTACCATTTGCATCACCTTCTTCAATTGATGGGACTTCATCAGATTCTGTAACGCTCTCTGATTCCTGCGCTTGTTTAATAAATCTTGCGAACTTGTCATATACATTTCCTACAAAGGATAACTCATTAGCCTTAAAGGCTCCACGTTCTGTTGAGGTGTTAATAACTCTCAACACATTCATTAGGTCGTCGACTGATAGACCATCTTCTTGCTCTGACATATTACCCTCCAAAGGTTGATTTCTTTTCTAGAGCTACCCAGTATTGGGTGTTATTGTTTTTAGCCGTAAAGCTAGATA